TTACTCGATTCTGCCGGGAAAACATGCCGGAAAAACTTTTGGAGGCTTTTGATACGTTTCCAGGCGTTTTCAAGGAGGAGGGCAATTTCCATTTCAGTGATTTTTTCAAGCAAGACTGGCCGGATTTATATCAAAAATTAACGATTCGCCGATCATACGTTGATTTAAAACGTTGCCCGATATATTTTGATTACACGGATCAAAACATGAAGTTTTCGGTTGCTTTTAAATCATCCCGGTTCTGGGCGGCCTTTATGGATGCGGCGTTGGAACTGGGTAAAATGGAATCTGATCGGAACCAACTAAAAAATATGCTCACGTGCAAGCTCGATGAAATCATGACACTTCGAAAACTGAAGGATGAGTTACCCGAGGCGTACACCGTTTTGATGCAAAAGGATGCTATTGAATTGATGGATGGTTGCACTAGTAGTGAGTTTATCCGGGCGAAGTTGGCCGCTGTGTCGAAGTAATGATACCCGTATACAAGATAATAACGGTATACGAATACCTCTATCAAAGAAAGTATTCCCAGCCGGATTTCACCTTACCCAGGACTCCCAGGAATCTGAGATTGCTGGGTAAATTTCAACGTTCACTTCCGGTGGATAGCGGTGAGAGTTTCATTTGGAATTACTCCGTGTACGCGTTTTGGTGTTATGAGGGTTTATTGACAAGGAGGAGGATAGAACTGAATTGGATTTACGGAGATAAGATGTACGCACGTTACAGATCGAGATCGGAGGAACAGATTTATTACCTTCAACAGTACAAGGAGTCGAAAGGAATCAGGAACCCGCTGGCGGAGAAGTATGCCCTCACCTTATCTGATGAATACAAGGACAGGCAGAGAAAAAAATATTGGAACACACCTCGCGGGTATCTGAATTGCTTGGAGTTCGGTGGTCGGCTATTTGAGAGAGGAAACGTGTATTGTAAGAATTGTAAGTATAAAAAGCAATGTGATGATCAACCAACAGGGAATTTGTGAAGGGTGCGGTAAATTTTGTCTTATAGTGAATAAAAAATATTCACTGTGTAATTCATGCAACCGAAAAAGATTGGGGCGGGAAGACAAAATATCACAGCTAAAACAAGCTCCTTTGAGGCGATCCACCGTTGTGAAAAAACAAGGTATTAAAAACAAGCCGAGAAAATCAACGGGTGAGAGGGAAATGTTCGAGGAGATCTGGGGCGAGAGACCTCATTACTGCGAGAATTGCGGGAGTTATCTGGGTGAAGAACCCAAAGTTTTTTTCTTCGCTCATGAGAAGGGGAAGGGAGCTCACCCTGAACTTCGATTGGTGAAAACGAATGTGAAACTGTGGTGTTACACTTGCCATCATTTACATGATTTCGGTTCGAGGGAAGAATTTTTGAAAAGAAAAATCAAATAAACTTTGTTTATCGAATAAAAGATAGTATTTTTACGTTTATGAATGAAGAAGCAATTAAGAAAGCGGTGATCCAGCATGAGAAATCATTTAGCGGGAAATACATCAACCCCATATCACAGGTTGATGTGAGGATTATATCAACCCTTCTAAAGATACTCGATAAGTGCGGGCACGGAGAGGTCAGTCAGGCCCTTGAAAAATACAAGGCCGTGAGCGATGAGGATATCGCGTTGAGATTGGAGAAGATTAACGCGAATATTGACACTGAGAATCCGATCAAGGATTTCTTCAATGGATTGGCTGGTGGGCGAACGAAGGTGATTACTTTTTCTGACATGGACTGTAATTGTATCGAACTAAATGTGATTTTTACTTGGAGAAAAGCGGATGATAAATACGGAAACCCCGGCATATTGTTGAACGAGGGAGATTTAGACGCATCAAAGCACCCCATTATTTACAACAGGATGTTATCCTATGATAGTGAGGAAACGCGTGATGACGATTTTGATTTAATAATGAAACGAAAAAATGGGAGATAAAAAGTGTATCCTGGGAGAGGTAACCCTTTCCACTTTGAGAGATTGGCTGAATTTAAACAAGGAAAAGCAAAACACAGGAAAACGTCTTGATTTCACAATCAATGATGTGAAGGCTTACTGTAGCAGAAGGCGGCTACCCAAGTATCTGGGTGGTAACCGGATTGAGAGAGTGGTATCAAAAAAAGATGCGAGAATTAAAGTTTATAATCTATTAGCAAATGAAGAGTAGTATTAAATACGTCATAGTACAAGACTATGAAACTGGCGGTTTGCCGAGTTCGACCAAGAAACCGTTCTTGGATGTACCTTTATGCGAGGTCGCGTGCGTCGTGGTTGACATGGAGAAACTTGAGGTGATCGATGAATACCAAGACATGTTCAAACCTAATTACAAAGATGGGTTGATTTACGAGCCAAAGGCGTTGGAAGTAAACGGTTTGACACTTTCGATGTTGGAGGAAAGGGGAAAGGATCCGAAAGAAGTTTATAATAATCTAAAGCAATTGTATCTGAAATATAAGAACCCAAGACAAGGCGCCGTCGTTTGCGGCCATAATTTCACTGGGTTCGACCATCCGTTCACCATTGAACTTTTCGCTTATTACATTGATGATGTGTGGAAATACGTTAAATGGGTCGAGGATACCCAGAAGCTGGCGTATTACGCGAACTTGGAACAACAGGATTATAAATTGGCAACGTGTTGCGCCGATAATAATATCGCTTTAACTGGGGCACACCGGGCGATAAATGATACGAGGTCAAACGCGCAACTATTCATATCCTATGTTAAGAAATTGAGAGGCGAGGGTGCTGCGGTATCGAAAGAAGAAAACAAACCTTTCAGGGAACAATTTAAATTTCAGATTCCATCATGATTTTATCTCCGATACAGGAAAGTTATGTCAACAACTATGTAGAAGAGATATTAAAAAGTTTACCCCCAAAGGCGGTTCAGGAGCTTCTATCCGGGTATGAAAATGATTTGGAAAAGCTCCTGATCAGCATGAAAGAACAGGTATCAATCGTGACCAACATGGATCGAACGATTGATATCGAGAAACTGGAATATCTCTCCAACATGGAGCAGAGCATGGACTTATCCTTGCGAAAATTAAGTTACAACTATTTCAAAACGACCATGCTCCCGGGATTCCGGCAAGGGTGGCGAAACTTGGAGTGGGGTAATTTATTCCAGTTGTACCCATATAACGGGCTTCTCGCAAGTCGTGGATCGGGAAAAAGTTTCGAGGGATGTTTCGCGTTCACAATCTGGCGATTGTATTCTTATGACCGACCTACCACGTTTATCCGGGATAGTATCGATAACACGAACAGGCAGGAAACATGTATTATAACGAACAATGAAACCCTGGGAAAGAAACATATCGCCCGTATAATCTCGGAATTTGAACAGAATGATCTTTTAAGGGAAAAGATAAATCCTAACGGGAAGGCAAAACTGGCGGCAACGTCCATAACGACAGAAACAGGATCCATTCTCCACTTGAGAACGAAGGATTCCATGATTCGAGGCCTCCATGTTGGTGCCATCATATGTGATGACCTTCCGGATGAAAGTTCACTGTATTCCCAGGATCAGCGGGAGAAATTGCATGAAGTTTTTTACGGATCTATCACGCCTTGCGTGGAACCGTACGGTTATTTATGCGTTCTCGGCACCCCTTATTCACCGGCTGATATATACGGCGATCTGAAGAAGGATGCTCGATTCAGGGTGTTCGAATATCCGGCTATATTTCCTGACGGGCAGTTACTGGCACCGGATCGATTAACATTTAAGAAATTAACCGAGGAGCGGCTCTCGCTTGGAACGATGGTGTTCAATCGAGAGTACTTGGTTGTTCCGATCGCTGACACGGCGACTATTTTCCCTTATGAATACCTGAAAAGATCTATCAGGGGGATGGAGAATATCAGTTTCGCTAATGATATAGAAAGTTTCCCGATCAAATTGGTGAGGGTGGTGATGGGTTGTGACTTCGCTATATCAGGTAATGTCGGTGCCGACTATACGGTGTACACCGTGTGGGGGATAGACGCCAGCGGGCTGATATACCTTATCGCGTTATTCAGGATGCAAGGTGCGAGTCATGATTTGCAGGTGAATAAGATATTGGAATGGAATGCCAGATTTAAACCCAATAAGATAATATGTGAGGCGAACGGTTTCCAACGGATTCTGGCCGGAATGGCGAAAGAGCGGGGGTTGGTGAATATAGAGGAGTTCACCACGACCGAGGGAAATAAGAAGGATCTCCACCTAGGTCTTCCATCCCTGTCAGCCTTGTTTGAAGGTGCCCGCCTTCGGGTGCCCTACGGAAATGATGATACGAGGAAATTGGTTGATATTATGTTTGGTGAATTTAATTCGATAGCGTTTAA